ATTTAACTGGCAAAGATAATTTCCGTTATGACATCGCAAGAACTGCTCCGTATAAAGGAAATCGCACAGCTCCTAAGCCTAAGCACCTCCAGCTTATTCGAGATTATCTTATCTCGGCTTGGGACTTCAAAGTCTCCGTCGGGCAAGAAGCAGATGATGAGATTGCGATAGAGCATACAGCACGAAATTACGAAAGTATTATTGCAAGTATTGACAAAGATTTTTTACAGCTTCGTGGTAATCACTGGAACTTTGTCAAAAAAGAAATGACGTTTGTAACAGACGAAGAAGCACTTCTTAATTTTTATAGGCAGGTACTAACAGGTGACAGAGTTGATAACATCATTGGTCTCAAAGGCATCGGCCCTGTTAAGGCTGACAAAATCCTCGCCCACTGTGAAAGTGCAGCAGACATGTATTCTGCTTGTGTCGAAGCATACGGTGGCTCAGAAGAACGAGTCATTGAAAACTGCCGACTGCTATGGCTTAGAAGAGAAGCCAACCAGCTCTGGCAACCTCCCACCGAAGGGTTATAAATGATTTTACTACTAAGCAATCACGGTCATCCTGACGAAAGGTTCAACGAATATGTTCAACGAGCTTCTCAATTCTATGCTGAGCAGTTATTCCCTAAACAGCTCCTCAGACATATCGTTGTGTCTGTTAAGTTTAGTAAGCATTTGGATGCTTTTGGATACACTAGCGTCGAGAAAAGAAATAGCAAAGGTGCAGCAAGAGAGTTCTTAATTGAACTTCATCCCTACATCACAGGTAAAGAGATTTTAAAAACACTTGCACATGAATTTGTTCATGTCAAGCAGTACGCATACGAGGAATTAAATGAAGAGCAGACGCAATGGCAAGGTGAACCCTTCGACAGTGATGCAGTGGACTATTACCAACTGCCTTGGGAAATCGAAGCTCATGGACACGAAATCGGATTATTTACAAATTTCGCTAAAAAGGAATCTCTTTGGAATGTCCTTGAAAATGTCTACAATCCTGACACCCCTGTCGAACCTGTTCCGCTAGGATGGAAAAATGAAAACCAGTTCAGCAAAGCAAAAAGGCCGACTGTTGCAACAGCTAGTGAGGGACACCATCTTAAAGCACTTTCCGAACTTGGGGGAAAGGGATGTGAGGTCAACATCGATGGGGGCAGGCGGAGAAGACGTGCAGCTATCAGAAGCTGGCTTAAAAAGTTTTCCTTATGGAATTGAATGTAAGAACTTAGCAAAGATAGCAGTCTATAAGTTTTACGAGCAAGCAACAACACATGGTAGTGCAGAGCCTTTAGTAGTAATCAAACAGAACAGAAGTAAGCCTTTAGCAATAGTAGATTTAGAACACTTTATTGACCTAGTGAGGAAAGCAAATGAAAAACAGATTTGATTTAGAAAATGACATTATGAATGTCTGGGCTGTTAAAGACCATCTCGATAAAGTAATTTGGCGTATGATGGACCATCCTGAAAGAATGAATGAAGACCAAGTATGGAATCATTTAGAAGCAGTCAAGAATAGTTTTGATTTACACTGCGAAGCTTTGATGGATACTTTCTGCCAAGTATTTCAGCTTAATGAATATGCAACAGACGAAATGAAGCAATTACGTCAGCAGATGCTTGATGGTTTAACTAAAAAAGCCGATAAAGAAGATGCTGATAAGTTTTGGAAAGAAAAAGGTTTACCTGAGTTTCCTGTCAAGTCTAAAAAGACAGGTAAAACTAAATGAAAATTTTACTCCTCGACATCGAAACAAGTCCTATGACTGCGTATGTGTGGGGTATTTGGGACCAAAACATTTCCCCTAATCATATCATCGATTCATCAGAGATTCTTTGTTGGGCTGCTAAGTGGCTCGGTGAAAAAGAAATCATGTTTGATTCTGTACACAACTCAAAACCTAAGAAGATGCTGAAGGGAATCTATGACCTCCTCAATGATGCAGACGCAGTCATTCATTATAATGGTACTAAGTTTGACATTCCTACTCTTAACAAGGAATTCTTATTACATAGTTTTACTCCACCATCGCCTTATAAACAAATTGATTTACTGCGTGTTGCTCGTAGCCAGTTTCGTTTTCCTAGCAACAAACTGGACTACGTTGCTCAGCGATTAGGATTAGGTAAAAAGACTGCTCATGCTGGTATGGAGCTTTGGACTAAATGTATGGAAGGTGACGATGAGTCTTGGAAAATTATGGAGAAGTACAATAAACAAGACGTTACTTTGCTTGAGAATGTGTATCATCGTATTCTTCCTTGGATTAAACATCATCCTAATTACAATTTATACGCTGATGGTCATGTGTGCCCTACCTGTGCTTCGACTAAGCTACACAAAAGAGGCACAGCAGTCACAACTACTTCAACGTATCAACGTTATCAGTGCAAAGATTGCGGTACGTGGAGTCAAGGCACTAAGTCTCTCAAACAGTCTGTTGAAATAAAAAGGATTGTTTAATGAATGAATGCCTTTATCATAAGAGGATTTATCATACTTTTTGTCAAGACTGCATGCTATTAAAAATGGAAAATAATAAAAGTAAATACGAAACTATCTATGGAGCAGGACCTGCTGACTCTTACTATCCTCCAAACTCCTATGCTTCAATTCCTGAAGGAGTAGAATTTAAAGACATGGTAAATTCTCCAAGTCACTACACTCAAGGTAACATTGAATGTATTGAAGCTATTGCTGAAGTAGTAAAACATCTTGATGGCATGGAAGCAATGTGCACAGGTAATGCAATCAAGTATCTCTGGCGTTGGAAACACAAGAATGGAACTGAAGATTTAAAAAAAGCTGTATGGTACATTCAAAGGATGATTGATGAGTTTGACACTAACTGATATAATATATCGTCTTAAGCAGTTAGATGAGATGGATGTCACAGATATTCTTGGTTTAACTACCGAGGATATCTGTGAAAGATTCTTAGATGTAATAGAAGAAAAAGCAGATGTATTAGAACAACTACTAAAGGACGATGATGAGTGAAAAAAAACCATTACACGATATGGGACCTCCCATAAAAGACGAGATACCTGGCTTGCGAGACTTCTTCGCTACGTCAGTGCTTTCAGGAGCAATCTCAGCAGCAGGTGTGCCTGCCAGCGATGATGATGAATACTGTAATTTTATGGCAGAGTTTTGTTATAAAATGGCAGATGCAATGATGGTAGAAAAGTATAAGAAAAACACAAGACATTAAGGATATAAATGTACAACACCCCTTTTAGCACCGTAGGATATATTACCTATAAAAGAACTTATGCACGTCGTTTAGACGAGGCAGACATCAACAGCAAGACAGAAGAGTTTACTGATACCGTTGAGCGTGTAATCAAAGCAGCAAATGAGCAGTTAGGTTGTAACTTTACAGCAAAAGAGCAAGAGCGTCTTCGTAAGTATTTAATGGAATTAAAAGGCACTGTAGCAGGTCGCTTCTTATGGCAGATGGGTACAGACACTGTAGGCAAATTAGGTCTTGCTTCATTACAGAACTGTGCGTTCACTGTTATCGATGACCCTGTACGTCCTTTCACTTGGGCTATGGACTTACTCATGTTAGGTTCAGGCGTTGGTTATAACATTCAAAGGAAAAACGTTGAAAAACTTCCTGAAGTCAATATTAATTTTACCGCCCCTACTCGTTTGGATACTGCTGATGCAGACTTTATTGTTCCTGATTCGAGGGAAGGCTGGGTCAGTCTCCTTGGCAAAACGCTCAAGGCAGCGTTTCTAAGTGATAAGAATCCTACCTTTACCTATAGCACTGTGCTTGTTCGTGGTCGTGGGGCTGCTATTAAGGGCTTTGGGGGCACTGCATCAGGCCCTGAAGACTTATGTGATGGAATCGCCAAGGTAAGTACCATCCTTGAGAAACGTGCAGGTAAGAAGCTACGTCCTATTGATTGCTTGGACATCATGAATATTATTGGTGCAATCGTCGTAGCAGGTAACGTACGTCGCTCAGCACAGATTGCGATTGGAGATGCAGACGATGTTGAATATCTTTTGGCAAAGCGTTGGGACATGGGCAATATCCCTAGTTGGAGAGCTATGTCTAACAATAGTGTTGTGTGTAATGACATTAAAGATTTGCACGAGTATTTCTGGGATGGCTACGAAGGCAAAGGCGAGCCGTACGGTCTTATTAATCTTAGACTTAGTAGAAAAATTGGTCGCCTTGGTGATACTAACTATCCTGACCCTGACGTTATGGGTTACAATCCTTGTGCTGAACAATCATTGGCTGCTTACGAAACATGTTGTTTAGCTGAAGTTTATTTGTCTAACGTAACCTCTAAGGAAGAATTCATTGACATCTGTACTTTACTATATCGTATTAATAAGCATAGCTTGTCTCTGCCTTGTCATCTGCAGGAAACAGCCGATATCGTACACAAGAACATGCGTATGGGTATTGGGGTTACTGGTGTACTACAAGCTTCTGATGAGCAGCGTTCTTGGTTAAACGATGCTTATGTAGAGTTACGTAAGTTTGACAAAGAGTATTCTGCTAAGCATGGTTTCCCTGAGTCCATTAAGTTGACTACAGTTAAACCTTCAGGTACTTTGTCATTGTTACCAGGTGTGACTTCAGGCTGCCATCCTGCTTATAGCCACTACATGATTCGTCGTATCCGTATTGCTGCAGACCACAGCTTAGTGCAAGTCTGTCGTGAGCATGGATACCCTGTAGAGTATCAACGTAACTTTGACGGCACTGATGACCATAGCACAATGGTAGTATCTTTCCCGTTTGCTTATCCTGAAGGCACAAAGATTGCTGCTGAGATGACTGCTATTGACCAACTAGAGACTGTTAAATGGTTGCAAGAAAACTGGTCAGACAATAGCGTTAGCTGCACTGTGTATTATCGTAAGGAAGAGTTGCCAGAGATTAAGAAATACTTGGCTAAGAATTACAAGAACAATCATAAGTCACTTTCGTTCTTGCTTCACAATGAGCATGGCTTTGCTCAGGCTCCTCTCGAACAAATTACTAAAGAACAATATGATGATTTAGTAGCATCAACTACTATTATTACAAATATTAACGAAGTTGAGTTTGATGGCGGAGACGAATGCGCTTCTGGAGCTTGTCCTATAAAATGATACATAAACACCACATTATCCCTAAGCATTTAGGAGGTACTAATGACAGTAAGAATATTGCTTTGCTTACTCCTTTAGAACACGCCGAAGCTCATTGGATTTTGTGGTGTACTTATCGAAAAAAAGAAGACTGGCTTGCAGCAATAGGTTTAGAAGGATGGGCTATAAAAAGTAAATTAATTATAGAATTATCCAAATTAGCAGGTAAACAAGGAGATAAGGTGTTACGTGCTTTACATGGTGAGAATTATAAACATTTAAAGTCAAAAGCAGGTAAAGCAACTGGAAAAGTGCAATACAATAACGCTCCTGTTTATACGTGGACACACCCTATACATGGTGTCTTTACAGGTAAAGCAGTCGATTTATGTAGAAAATATGAAGGGTATTGTGCGTCACATCTTAATGATGTAGCAAACAATAAAAAACGTAAACAACACAAAGGATGGAGAAAGATATGATTGAAAAACAAGATTTTATGTTAGGAATGAAACGCTTGAATGAAGTGCTCAACATGGCTGATGAAGTTCAGCCGTTGATTATGAAGCGTTGTATGGAAGCTGCTACCGACTTTGACTCTATGGACCCAGTGCAATTTGTGGTCTTGTGGAAAGACATAGCAAAAATGCTTCGTCCTATTAATGATAAGTTGTTAGAGCTACAAACTGTCTCTATGTTTAGAGAGTTACAGCCTGAAGGCAATCCAGAATAGTTTTTCGGTAGTTGTACTTGACAGGGACTCTTCGGAGTCCCTTTTTTATTGTAGGTGAGGGGGTAGCTTCTCGTCTGCCAATTCGTTGATACCCTAGCTGGAAAGACGGAAAACAACTAGGTTAAGCATGCCCTCGTGCCGTCTTGACTTATTTCTTTTTTGCAGTCTTAGCAGATTCTTTAAAAGCTTTAGCAGTAGGAGCACCTTT